TACAAGGACATGGATGCGGGCGCTGGTTCCGGCATGGGCCGCTTTGAAAAGTCCGAGATTGAGGAACACAAGCGCAGTGAGCGCCGCGCTGGTGGCCGCACTTACCGCTCTTACAAGGATATGGACGCTGGTTCTGGCAGCGGTCTTGGCCGCATTGAGAAGGCTGAAATCGCTTCTCGTAAAAGCCGGATTGACGCTCAGAATTACTAATTCGCGCTGGCTTTGACCGCCACTGCGAATACAGGGTGACAGCCTCGGCCCCCCTCGGGGCTGTCACCCCTCTACAACATCGAGGGGGGCCGCAAGGGGGCGGATGTGCAGACGTACTCAGCGTTCTATCAGCATGAGTTGAGCAAACTCATCTTGGAAGAGGTCGAACGGCGCAAGGAACAGCTAGTTACAGCGAGCGCTACGTTTGACTTTCCAGCCTACCGTCACCATGTCGGAATCATAGAGGGTCTTCGCACGGCTTTAGAGCTTTGCGATGAGGCAGAGCGCGTCGTCAATGGTGGCGATCGTAATCGTTAAGGGGGACTAGAATGCCGTATATGCAAATGCACCATGAAATAGACCCGGTAGAGAAGATAATTACTGAAGTCGGTGATTTGTCTTCCATTCAACTGTTCAACAATGAAATCCTTGTTGGGATCTACTTGCGCCCGGAAAAAACCAAAAGCGGGTTCTTTCTGACGGACAACCATCGCGACGAGGATAAGTATCAGTCCAAGGTTGGATTGCTGCTTAAGACCGGCCCAAAAGCCTTTGAGCCAAACCCTGAAGGCTGGTTTGATAAGGAAAAGTTCAATTTAAACGATTGGCTTGTCTTCCGTCCGTCTGATGGATGGCAAATCAATGTTCATGGCGTTCTCTGTCGCGTCTTAAAGGACGTTCAGGTGAAGATGCGCGTCAAGAACCCTGATGAAGTATGGTGAGGAGATAGCCATGACTGATGATAGCGAACGGATTCCGGTTGATATTACGCCTGAAAAGGACCAATCGACCGATAAGTTGGACGTTGTTGTGCTGGAAGATGAGCAGCCTGCTGCACAAGCCAACGATTCCGACGATACTGACCCTCTAAAAGCCATTGAGACGCTTAAAAAGAAGCTCAAGATGGAACAAGAGGCCCGTCAAGAAGCTGAACAGCGCGCTCAAAAGGCTGCTTTTCAGGCTCAGAAGGCCAGTTACGAGGTGGAAGACACCCAAATGCATCTGGTTGCCAATGCGATTGAGACAATCAAGCGCGACAACGAGATCCTGACGGCCAACTATGCGGAATCCATGCGCAACGGCAACTTTGAAGACGCCGCGCGCATCCAAATGGCCTTAAGTCAGAACAGTTCCAACCTCAAACAGCTTGAGGATGGGCATGTTCGCATGCAGGAGGATGCTCGAAACAAGCCAACGCCTCCGGCAGAACCTCCGCAGCCTCTTAAGCCAGAACAGCAGATCGACCAGATCATTGGTCAGGTGTCAAAGCCGTCTGCTCAGTGGCTGAAAGAGAACCGTGATCGGTTTGAAGACGAGCGGACCATCAACAAGATGTTTCGGGCGCATGGTGATGCAGTCGATGATGGCATTGAGCCTGATACGCCTGAGTATTTCCGCTATATTGAAAAGCGTCTGGGCTTCAAGCAGGACGAACACGGAGGATCGCCTATGTCGTCAGCAGCCAAACCTAGTTCTCGGCAGGCCCCGCCTCCTTCTGCTCCCGTTAATCGGGATAGTGGGCGGGCTAATGTCGCGCACCTTACAAGGGCGCAGGCAGACACCGCCAAGGCTCTCGGCATGACCGAGAAAGAGTACGCCATGCACATGATCGCCCTGCAAAAAGAAGGCAGGCTAACTCACTAAGGAGATAGGCTATGGAAAACGAGAATGAAGGCTCCCGCCGCCGCAGCCGCCCCTTGGGTGGCCTTGAGGCTGCTCTACCCCGTGAAGACATGAGGGAACCCGTGAGAGAAGATGATCCGCTTACACGAGCCGCCAAGCGCGTTGCTGAACTGCGTGGGCATCTTGGAACGCTTGACGAAGGTCAGGACGAGTTCTTTGTTGATCCTGCAATGGTTCCAGAGGGCTGGGCGTATGAATGGAAGCGGCATTTGCTTCTTGGCGCTGAAGACCCGTCCTATAACGTGTCTCTGGCCCGTGAAGGTTGGGAGCCGGTGCCGGTCAATCGCGATTCTAAACATCGCGCTATGATGCCGATGAACTGGACTGGAGCGCACATCGAGCGCAAGGGCATGATCCTTATGGAACGGCCTGCGGAGATCGTTGAAGAGATCCGCTTGCTTGAGAAGCGCAAGGCTCGCGATCAGGTGCGCGCTAAGGAAGCCCAGCTTTCCGGCACCCCTGATGGAACGCTTACCCGCGACCATCCGCAGGCCAAGCCGCAAATTAAGAAGGGTTGGGAAAGTATTCCTGTGCCTTGATGTAAAGTATAGAGTTGACAATACTATAGGGAGCCGCTGTAACAAGCGGCTCTTTACTTTTGTGATTGTCATGGTAATCTGCGGGTCAGAACCTGTATGGGTTTCTCCTGTCCCCCGGCGTGGACAGCTTAACTTCCCCCGGCTTCCGAGTTGCCCCGGTGCGCGACGACGAGCCTCCTGAATAAGGAGATTCCGTCATGGCGAATACAGCCGCCTATAACGGTTTTCAGCAATACAGTGGCACGGGTTCCGCCCCGACCTACGAACAGGTTGCGGTTCTTATCTCGTCCAGCAGCACGACTGCCATCTACAATGGCGACCCCGTAGAGCCCGATGCGAACGGCTTCATTGTCCGTGGCACGACCTCTAGCTCGTCTGGCAACACCCAGATCGCTGGCATCTTCATTGGGTGCAAGTATCTCTCGGTGTCGCAGAAGCGCACTGTTTGGTCCAACTACTGGCCCGGCAGCGACAACAGCGGCAACATCGAGGCCTACATTATCAATGACCCGAATGCCAAGTTCGTGGCTCAGTTTGGCAACGTCAGCGTTGCTCAGAGCTATGTCAACAGCGGTGTTGGGTTCAACATTGGTACTGGCAACGCCAACAACGGCCTCTCTGGCGCGTTCCTTGCCACTCTGGCAACTGATAGCTCCATGCCGTTCAAGGTGGTTTCCCTCGTGACCGAGCCTCCGGGCGTTAACGGCACGGAATCTGGCGCTTATCAGAAGGCTATCGTTGCCTTCAATAACGTCTCCACCAAGCAGCTTACGGGCGTCTAATAAGGAGCAAGGACTATGGCTGTCAATCTTAGTGCCATCAAAGACCTTCTCCTCCCCGGCCTCCGTGGGGTTGAAGGCAAGTACGAGCAGATCCCGTCGCAGTACGACAAGATCTTCACGAAGCACGATTCCAAGATGGCGCTTGAGCGCACCGCAGAAATGCGTTTCTTGGGTCTCGCCCAGCTTAAGACCGAAGGCGGTCAGACCGCTTTCGATAACGGCGCTGGCGAACGCTACGTCTACAATCAGGAGCATACCGAAATTGCTCTCGGCTATGCCATCACTCGCAAAGCGATTGATGACAACCTGTACAAGACACAGTTCATGCCCTCGAACCTCGGCCTGATTGAGTCCTTCCATCAGACCAAGGAAATCTACGGCGCGAACGTGCTGAACACCGCGACCACCTACAACGGTGCTGTCGGCGGTGACGGCAAGGCCCTTTGCGCCAGCGACCATCCGATTGATGGTGGCACGGTTTCGAACCTCCCTTCAACGCCCGTGGAACTCAACGAGTCCACCCTGTTGAACGCGATGATCGCCATCCGTACTGCTTTCAAGGATCAGGCTGGCCTGAAGATCTTTGCCCGTGGCCGCAAGCTCATCGTTCCCCCGCAGCTTGAGCCGGTTGCTATTCGTCTGACGAAGACGGAACTGCGCCCGGGTACTGCGGACAACGACGTCAATGCGATTATGATGACTGCCGGGGGCCTCCCCGAAGGTTACATGGTCAACGACTTCTTGACCTCCACGAAGGCGTGGTTCCTGCTGACGAACATCGACGGCCTCTCCTACATGGAGAGAGTGAAGTTCGAAAGCGATATGCAGGTCGATTTTGTCAC